CTCATAAATTTTAAATCTGACTTATAAAATATTTGTTTACTTAAAATATTTAATATTTTCATCTTAAGAAATATTAAATAAGTCATAATTTTAAATCTGACTTATAAAATATTTGTTTACTTAAAATATTTAATATTTTCATCTTAAGAAATATTAAATAAGTCATAATTTTAAATCTGACTTATAAAATATTTGTTTACAGCTTTACTTTGTCTAGCATCTAAATCATTTACTGAATTAATCCACGGTGTTGGTTGAGAAAACATAGTTTCAAATATATCTGATGGAAATAATTCTTGTTGTAATTCATCATATGGTGTTCTTGGAACATATCTATAAATTACTTTTTCTTTATTCATTTGAGATTTTAATTTTTTATATTGATCAATGTATAAAAATAAAAATCCAATTGATAACATTAAAATTATTATAATAATATTTTTATTAATCATTATAATATTAATATATAATAATAATTATTAGGAATATAAAGTATAAATCTTTATATGAATATTATTACGAAGTTTTAACTCGTAGGAGTCCATTCATAATAGTTTTAGCTATTAGATATTTTTGCTTTATTAAGAATATCATTAAGTTTCTTAATATTATCATCAAGTTTATTTTGTGTTTCAACTGTTTCTAATAATTTATCTTTTAATAATGCACTTGTATCTATCTGTTGTTTATCATTCATTTTCTTTTCTTGCAATTTTTTACGAAGTTTTTCTCTGATAACAAGTGGATCATGTGTATTTTTTGTTATATTTTGTTCAGTAGATTTAGTTTTAATAGATTCTTTCTGCATTGTTTCTTCATCTATAACTTCTGCAAATTCTTGTGTTTTAGAATCATCGCGAGGTTTAGCACTTTCTTTAATCGCATTTGCGACACGTTTTTTATGTTGTTTTCCTTCTTTATTAATTATATCTTTTTTCTTACCAACAAGTGCATTAAGATCATTAAGTTGTTTGTCTTCTTTATCTCTTAAATTTTGCATAATAGCATCTTGTTCAGTATTTGCCCATTTTTCTGATTCGACTTGTGTTCTATCATCTGGTGCTGGATCCCATCCCATCCATTTTCCAGTTTCACCGACAAATACGTGAAAATATTTATCTTTTTTATTAATTTCATCTGCCGCAACTTTTGCTTCTTCTAATGTAGAAAAACATACTTTATTTTTATATGTACGAATTTTAAATCCTCGAGTTTTACAATTCATAACTCCCTCAGGTGAAATAAATGATACAAGAAAATATTTACTAGAATCAACTACAGAATCTTCATCTAAATTATCAATCTTTGTATATTTTTTAATATCTTCATCATAATTTTCTGTTGATTTATCTACTTGATTTGTTTCAGTTGACATTATAATATTACATAAATTAGTTAATTCTTAAATATTATTATTTTATTATTTAAGAATTAAAATAATAAAATAATTTAAAATGATAAAATAATTTAAAATGATGATTGAAAAGGCCAATTATTAAATTTACAAATTATTTTCCAAGTATTATCTTGTTTTTTTAATTTATCTCTACTTTTAAGTAATTTAAAATATTGAGCATTAATTGACATTTTAATATTATTATCGAGTTTTGCCTTAATTAAAAATAATTTATGTAATACATAAGAATAATTAAGATAATTATCTCTCGATTTTGGTTTATATAATTTAAATGGTTTTTCTGTCATTTTAAACATTTTTTTAATTTCATCTTCTTCTTCTCTAGATAGAGAAGGAGGTGGAGTATTAGTTATATAACTAAAAATTAAATAATGATGTTCATAAAACATATCTTTTTTATATTTTTTTAATATATCTTGTATGATTTCAGGAGTTACATCATTAACATCCATTAATATTTTTTTTAATTCTTTTTTAATTATATCATAAATAGATTGCGGTATTTTAGTTGTTTGTTTTGCTTGATATTGATTTAATTTTTCAATTAAATGGTTAATTGGATTATAAGGATATTTTCTTTTCTCATTAATTGTATCTTTATGACTTGGAATTTCACTTTCAATTATAACATATGTAGCATTTCCACATGTTTGACATAAAAACATACCTTCTGATTGAATTAAAGTTAATTCTTCGTTACATTTTTCACATAATTTTATTGGAGATAGTTTTACTTTACCACATAAATATGAAGAATCTATTAATTTTAAATATTGATCTCGTAAAGTACCTTTTTCATGAATTATTTTTTTAATAGGTTCACTATTAACATTACCTGAACTATCTTCTGATAAAAATAATAAAATTGATTTCTTTTCTATTATATGGGGTTGATTTCTTTTTTTGACTACTTTTTTTTTATTTTTAGAATTATTTATTTCATTTATTTCATTTAATTTATTAAATCTATTCATTACATTATCAGTAATATTATCATTATCTGTTACAATATCATTATCTGTAATATTATCATCATATATAATATTATTATTATCTGTAATATTATCATTATCTGTAATAGTATAATTATCTGTAATATTATCAGTATAATTATCAGTTACAATATCATTATCAGTATAATTATCCGTAAGATTATCTGTAAGATTATCCGTAAGATTATCATCCATATTTTCTTGATTATAATTATCAGAATATATTGTATTTTTTTTATCTTTTTTTATATTTAATTTATCTTTTTTAATATCTATTTCTATTTCTTGAGAAATATCTAATGAATTATCATATGATTTATTTTCAAAATATTGTAATAAAATATCTTTTGTTTTTTCAAAATAATCTAGTTCATCATATGAAGTTTCTAAATTTTTTATTTCATTTTCATAAAAAATTATTTTTTTTTTAATTCTTTCAAGTAAATCAATATCACTTTGTTCAGATATTTCTGTAAGTTTTTTTTTTAATGAAATAATTTTTCTTTTTTTTAAATCAATATTTTTATTTTTTTTTTTAAATTTGTTTATTTTTTCATTGTGTAATTCATCTAAAGTTTTACTTTCTTGAGAAAACTTTATACGATGAGGTTTGTATTTAAAAGCCATTCACAAAATATATAATAGTTTCATATATTAAGATCTTTAAATAAATATTAAGATTTTATGTAAATCTCACATAAAAATTCAAAAAAATTCAAAAAAATTCAAAAAAAATTCATAAAAAAAATCACACAAATATTCACACAAAAAACGAGCAATTATATATATATTATTAAAAGTAATAAGGTATACAAAATTATAATAAATTAGAATATATCAATATGATACTTTTTATAAAAATAATATAAAAAATATAAAATTTTAATTAAATTTTTTTCTAACTATTAGTTATATTAATATGGGAGGAGGTCTTATGCAATTAGTCGCTTATGGCGCACAAGATGTTTATTTAACTGGTAATCCACAAATTACTTTCTTTAAAGTTGTCTACCGTAGACACACAAACTTTTCAATGGAATGCATTGAACAACCACTTGATTCATCTCGTTTCGGTGGTCGTCATACCGTCCAAGTTCTCCGTAATGGTGATCTTGCTGGACGTATGTACCTTAAAACTACACTTCCAGCTCTTACCGCTGCTGGTACTTCATGTGCCTGGGTCAAACGTGTTGGTCACGCTCTTATTGACAACATTGAATGCACTGTCGGTGGTTCCCAAGTTGATAAACACTGGGGAACTTGGTATGATGTCTGGTATGAACTTACACATACAAATGAACAAGAACGTGGTTATTCTAAAATGATTGGTGATGTTTCTGAATGCACTACTCTTGCATCTACAGTTGCAGAATACACTATGTATATCCCACTTCAATTCTGGTTCAATCGTAACACTGGTCTTGCTCTTCCACTTATTGCTCTTCAATACCACGAAGTCCGCTTTAATGTTCAATTTAACACTTTTGCCAATTTAGTTGTTTATACTGGTTCTACCGCCCCAACTCCAGCTAATGATCTTAATGATACAAGTATCCTTGTTGATTACATCTATCTTGATCAAGAAGAACGTCGTCGTATGGCTCAAGTTGGTCACGAATACCTTATTGAACAACTTCAATTCGGTGGTGAAGAATCCGTAACTGGTACTAACCAAAAGATTAAACTTGATTTTAATCACCCATGTAAAGAAATCGTTTGGGTTGCTCGTATGGGTCAATGGTCTGGTGCATCAAAATATCTCGCTCATTACCAATCATCTGCTGCTCAAGTTCTTGAAGATGCTGCCAAAACTCTTGCAACTGGTACAGTTTCTGGTACAACTATAGCACCAACTTCTGGTACTTGGAGCCAAGTTTCAGCTGTCTCCCCATCTGGTGATTCAGTTGCAGCTGGTCAAGTTGGTCTTTTAACAGTTTCTGGTACAAACATAGTATATACATTTGTTGTTGATAATACTGCAAATGCTGCTGCTTATACTGGTGCATTTTTATGGATTAATGATACTAATGCTCTCGGAACATTACAAAATGCTCTTGATGAAGTTAATGTTAATATTAAAGTTGCTGTTACAACTGGTTATGCTACAGTTGGTGAAGTAACTGTTACCAAACATTCTCTTACACTCGATAATGTATCACTTCCAACATCATACTATAATGATTACCGTTCAGCTGCTGGTAAGCTTCTTGATGTAACTGTTAATCAACCATTTAACTATGGTCTCAATCTTGCTGGCGAAGGTAACCCAATCAAAAATGCTAAAATTCAACTTAACGGTCATGATCGTTTTGATGAACGTGAAGGTGCTTACTTCAACTATGTTCAACCAGCTCAACATCACACCCGCACCCCAGTTGATGGTGTTAACGTCTATTCATTTGGTCTTAACCCTGAACAACATCAACCATCTGGTACTGCTAACTTGTCACGTATCGATACCACCATGCTTAACTTAACATTTGCAGATAACAGCAAACGTACTACAAAACTTACTGGAAGTGATTTAACCAATAACTCACTTCTCTGGATCTTTGCATTTTCATACAACGTTTTCCGTATCATGAGTGGTATGGGAGGGCTTGCTTATGCAAATTAAGTTATATGTATTATTATATACTATGTTACTTTTTAGAAAATTAGATATTTTATTTTAATATAGATTTTATTAAATTTTATGAAAATTTTAATAAAAAAATTGAACTTTTAATGCGATAATTACATGTATTTATTTTCTCATATTATATCATAATAATATGCAAAAAGAAACAAGACAATCAAAAAAACTTTCACAACAAATTGAAATTCACTTAGTAAATTCATATTTATCATCTGATGAAGATAAATCAGATGGAGAATATGAAGATATTCCAATAAAAATTACAAAAAGAATAATTAAAGCAAAATTAGTAGTAGATACAACTGAATTAAAACCGAAGAAAAAAGTTAAAAAAATAATTGTAGCAGATAATGATAAAAAACAAGATGAAAAAGAAGATACAACTGAATTAAAACCGAAGAAAAAAGTTAAAAAAATAATTGTAGCAGATAATGATAAAAACCAAGATGAAAAAGAAGATGAAAAAGAAGATGAAATAGAAGATAAAAACAAAGATGAAAAAAATATAAATAAGTGTTCTCAACGTTCATTAGAATTAAATGAAATGTTGTTTAAAGAAAATTCTAATAAAAGTCGAAATGAAGATATTAAAAATGTATGGAAAAATCTAAGTAATTATGAATTACCAAATTATGATAAAATAGTTATTATGAAATCATATCCTGGTCATTTTGTTGTAAGGGGATGGTGTTCTGGATCAA